CGGCGGATGAGGCTTTCCAGACAAAGTCCGGCCGTTACTTCACCGACGACCTCCTGTCCTGGCTCCGGAAGAACGTCCGTCAGCCGAAGTTCATCGGTGACATCCGGGGCGACGCCACCGTCGGCGAGAAGATCATGGACAACGTGAGGCTCTATCCGAACGATGCCTTGCAGACCGAGGTATTGAAGATATGGATATACCCAGACGACAACACGCCGGCCGGCAAGAAGGTCAAAAACCGCTTCCTGGTCACGGTCGATGTCGGCGGACGCGGATACCGCGCTGACTGGTCCGTCGTGTCCGTGTTCGATAGGATCTCGATGGCCGGAGAGTTCGGCGCCCTGGAGAGGGCTGCACTTTGGAGAGGGCATGTAGACCCAGACCTCCTGGCGTACAAGGCCGCGCAGATCGCCCACTACTACAACGACGCCCTGCTTGTCATCGAGTCCAACACCTACGAGACGAAGAACAAGAAGTCCGACGATGCGGCCGTCTCCGAAGGCGACCACACCTACACAGTCCTCGACACCCTCGGCGGTATCTACGACAACCTCTACCGCCGGCGCACCGCCCCGGACAACAAGGACGACAAGGCCACCCGGCACATCGGATGGCACATGAACAAGCAGACCAAGTACATGGCCTACGACGATTATACTGTCCGACTCCGCGAAGGTGACTTCATGGAGTACTCACAGGATGCTGCGGACGAGGCCATGTGGCTGATGAATGCACCGGGCGGCCGCATCGAGGCGATGGAGGGAACGCACGATGATATCCAGGATACCACCGCCGTTGGATGCTACATCGCATTCGGCGGCATGGAGCCGGTGAAAATAATAGAGGACGCCCCCAGGAAGGCGTCCTCCGTGAGACACACCGCCGGCGGCGGCGAGTCCACGTTCTAGGTAAGGTTCGAGACCACGCTCTTCTTCTTGAGCTGGAACAGGCGGGTCTTCATCTTGAACAGTTCGGACACGAACCTGTCGGCGCACAGCTTGAAGAAATCAGCATTCACGATGGTGGAGTAGACCTCCTTGAGGACGCCGTACTTGAGGGCGTTGTAGAGGCTCGCATCAACCATCGTAATCACGTTGGCGTTGTAAGCGTCGTTGTCCTGGATGTAGAACTCCACGTAGTCGCCTGCCGTGATGGTGACGTTGGTGCCGCCGATGTCCTTGCCGATGGTTCCCGCGCTCTCGGTCTTGCAGTCATCGAAGGCCGGAACGACGGCGGTTGTGATCTTGGTCATCGCCTCGTAGATATCGGGGAGAGTGGCACGGATGCTCACGTCAACGATGTCCTTCTCGTCGTCGCTGATGGCGTACTCGTCCGTGAGGGAGTTGCCGTCCTTCGTGGCGAGGTTCTTCGACATGTAGTTGGACATGAGGGACACGTCGTTGAAGAGGACGTCTCTGCTGTAAAGGAAAACGATTTTCGCCGGGTCGCTGCCGGCCTCTGCAATCTTTGCGTACATAGTGCTTGGGGTTTATCTGGTTTATAACTTATAACGGTCTGCACGGCCGCTCGATGGGGAAGCGGCGGTGGTTGAGTACCTCGCGGATGAGTTTCTTGTACTCCTCGGAGCCGAAGTCCGTACCGCGTCCGTACCACTTCTCCTGCACCTTCGCCACGATGAACTCGAGGCAGTAGGAGGCCAGGGACTGGAGGAGGTCGGACTCATGGTTGCAGGTCATGGCGAGGGTGTACTTCGTGGTGATGTACCCCGTATCCTCATCGCGGGTGTTGATGATGCCGCCGCCGTAGCGGACGGTCCGCTTTGCGAGCAGGGCAGACAGTTCCGCAAGGGATGCGCGGTAGTAACGCTCGAAGAAGGCGCGGTCGTCGTCGGTGATGACGCTCCCGTCCTCCTTCGGGTTCTTCTCCGCCCGCTGGTAGGAGTTCATCAGCGACTCGTCCGTGACACGGGCGAATACCTCCTCCTCGTGAAGGACGAGGGTCCATACGTTGGTGATTGTCCTGTTGATTTCCATATCTTTCCTCCTTTATCTTTGAGCGAATTTCGACGTGGACGCCATCATCGCCGGGTCCACTTCCGGGAGCGAAGCCTGGATGTCCGCCAGCTGCTGCTGACTTACGCCCTGGCCGTTCTGTACCTGCGTCTGCGCCTGCCCGAGTTTTTCGAGCAGACCCTCGCCGAACGGGATGCCCATCTGCGCGTACTGCTGAATGGTGGCCGCGCCGTTCATCAGCAGGTTCGCGATGAGCTGCTGATGGAAGAGACGGACCACGGCGGCATCCATGCCACGACGGATTTGGTTCTTCATCTTGTACTTGCGGACCTCCGAGGCGTGGTAGTGCTTGGCCTCCTCGTTGGAACCTTCCGGCGCCGGGGAGTAACTATCGTCCATGAACTGCTGGATGATCTGGATGGTCTTGTAGTCCCTCTGCTCCAGGAACCACGCAAAGGACTCCGCGTAGTCGAGGACGTTCACCTGGGAGTTATTGACCTGCTCCATGTACAGCGCGGCCGGGGTGCCTGCCGGAGCGGACTTGCCCTGCATAGCGCCCTGGACGCCCGAGATATCCATCATGAGTTTCATCATGAGGTTCACCATCTCGAACTGGCCGATGTTCACCTGGTGGCCGGCGAGCTGTACCGGGATCTGGGCGCCGTCCTTCAGTTTCAGTTTGATTACGCCGCGGTACTTGACCCATTCCTCCGCGATATCCTCGAGGTCCATGTCGTCCGGGATGCTGCCCTCGTCCACGATGAGGACGCCCTGCTGGGAGGCGGACATCGCGAAGTCGAGGTTGATGAGCATGCGGTTGACCATACGCTGCTGGTCGATGAGGTCGTAGACCATGCCGTAGGCCTGTCCCTGGAAGAGAGGGTAGAACTTGACCACGTAGCTGTGGCTGTTGTGCTGGTACGGACTCTCCGCCTGCCAGAGGATGTGGCCCCAGGGAGAGAGGTGGTAATAGACCCAACGGCGGACATACTTCTTCTCGTAGACGAGGAGGAGACGGAAGGCAGGGTCGTCGTAGTCGACGCCCATCTCCGCGGCCATCTTCTTGCGCCGGGCGATCTCCTTCTCGATCTCTTCCTCCTTGTCGGGGAACTCACGGGAGGAGTAGGTCTCGAAGGAAGCGTCGGCGTAGTCATGGACGGTGAGGTCCCAGAAGCCCTCCATCCGGCAGACGCGGACCACACGGCAGTTGCCGTCGTTCGCCGTTCCGAGGAAGGATTTCGCCGCGGGGTTGGCCTGGACGAAGGAGTCGTACATAACCGGGAGGATGTAGGACTCGTGGTGGTAGATGTCCTCGATGGCCTTCTCCTGCGCCCGGTTGTGGGCGTACATGCTCTTCACCTCGTCGAGCGGGATGTCGATGAAGTCACCGCAGAAATTGATGTCCTTGCCGGAGACGTCCGATGCGTCGGGGTTCTGGAAGTAACGGTGGTAGTCCACGGAGTTGAAGTACGGCATCGGCTGTCCGAGCCGGTCGTCGTACGCATAGCCCGTGTCGTATATGGCCGCGCCGGTGACGAGGTAGGACTCGTACTCGCGGGCGTCGCGCTCCACGGAGTCGTTGTATCGGAGGACGTCGTTCAGCTTTACGCTCATCTGGTCGGCCGCGCCCTGCCCTCCCTCGTCGGAAGAGTAGACGATGGACTTGTAGGGGGCGCTCCGGAACTGGCCGACGACGTTGCGGACGATCGGCCGGATGAGGTTGTGCTTCAGCGCCGGACGCCCCTGGCTCTTGATGTAGTCCTCCTCCGTGATGACCTTCGTGCATCCGAAGCAGTCCTTGATCTCGACGGGGTCGCCCCACTGATTGCCCTTGTAGTAGTCCGCGCTCCTGTCCGCCTGCTTGCGGTAGGAGTACATCGAGTCGTTGCACTGTCCGGCATAGGTCAAGATGTCCAGGGAGTCCTTCGTACACTCGAACCCGCTCCCCGTCAGCTGGACCGTGCCGTCAATGCCGACCTTCGACTTCGGCTTGGGCTTCCTGCTCGCTCTCGCCCGCAGGGCCACTATGTCTGTCTCTGTTACTCGTTTCATATCTTACTGAACTATTTCTTCAACTTGTTCGTGAGGTCGTACGCCTTCTCTCCAAGGGTACGCTTCGGCTCGTAAGGGATGCCGTTCTCGAGCTTCTGCTGTACGTGGTAGTATTCCTCCTCGAGGAGTTTGTCCACCAGGCTGTCCTCCGCGTCCGTGTATGCGGACCATGCCTTCAGCATTTCGTTCTTCGCGGTCTCCAGCTCCTGGTCGTTGGCGTCCTTGTTCTCGAGCAGCTTCGCGTACTCCTCCTTCTTCTTCTTCCAATCGCTGCGGAGGTCCTTGACGGAGTCCTTCACGTTGACCATGCGTACCCTGCCGTTCTTGTCAACGCTCGGCTCCTTCTCTCCGGAACGCTCCTTCATGCCATTGTGGTACATCTGGCCGAGAATCCACTTGTCCTTGAGCGCCGTCATCGCGACCTTCGCCTTTGCCGGGAGTTCCTCCGGCGTCTCGTACACCATCTTCTCGTTGATATCCTCGCCGGGAGCAGCGGAACGTATTCTCGTCACGACGTCCTGCGAGAGTTCCTTGTAGTTCTGGAGCGCGTTGCTGTTGAAGGAATTCCTGCGGTCCTCCTCCAGGTACCCAGTGAATCCGCTGACGATCGGGAAGTTTTCGTAGCGTCTCGGATGCGCCTCGTCCGCGAAGACGAACTTGCCGAGGTCCTCGACGAAGGTGTAGGCTCCGCCGCCGTATCCCTTGAGCAGTCCGCGGACAGCGCCGGCCGGGATGTCGATGTGCCATGGCAGGGTGGCCGTCTTCTCGGACAGCTGGATGACCGCCTTGTTCAAGATCTCCGGGGTGCTTGCGAAGGAACTCTGCGACAGGGGCTGTGTCTCGTCGTAGATGTTCTCCTTCCACAGCGGGATGCCGGCGAAACTGCGGTTCGTCGCCACATCCATGATCGGCGCGACAGCTCCCGGCATGGCGTTGCGGAGAACGGATAGGGCAGCGTTGTCGCCAGGGGTGTAACCCTCGACCGGGTTGACGGGTAGCAGCTCGGAGACCACGCCCACCACCTCGTTGGCAATGGTTCGGGCGTCCCTCGCGGCGTACTTGTTCTGTAGCAGTGACGAGGCTAGCTCTCCCATCGCGTAGAATCCCTTGTATTCGATCGGAAGGGCGAACACCAGGTAGCCCCACTTGCCGAGCTTCTTGAACGGGGAACCGATGATGATGTTGCTACGGCGCACCCACTCGGGGATGTTCCAGTACCAGTCCGGACCCATCTTGTCGTCGTCGTCACCATCGCCGCCGTCGGATGCGCCGGCGATCATCGCGTTGAGCATCGAGTTCACGAAGCCCATCATGAAGTACGTGGCGTCCACGATACCCATCCTCCAAGGATGCTCTCTGTGGAGCCGGACAAACTTGTCCAGGCCCTGGATTGCGGGGTTGAAGAACAGGTAGAGCAGTCCTGTCGCCGCGGCGGCCCACCCGATGACTCCCTCTCCGGACCGGAGTCCGCGGCGGTTGAAGTTCACGGAGGACTCCTTCGCGTCGTAGGCGGACTGTTCACGGCTCCTGCCCATCTCGCGGGAGGTCTGGTAGACGGAGAAACGGGTCAGCAGTTCAGCGCCCTCGTTGAGCGCGCCGACGCCCTTGGCGTACCACCCGATGATGGGGAGGGTCCGCTGTCCGCTTCCGGCATTCTCGACCATCTTCTGGAGGTCCTTCTTGATTTCCTCCATCGTGTTCATGACGGTGTAGCCGGTGGCGCCGCCGTCGTACATGAAGTCGATGAACAGCTTCTCGCGCTCGGTGAGGTTCTCCTTCTTCTCGAGCTTACCGCTCTCCCATTCAAAGACCATCTTCATCATCGGCGCAGCGGCGGCGACGTATCCGTTGTTTGCCCACCAGTTCTTCTCGAGCTTGGAGAGATACGTCTGTCCCTCGCCGACGAGCGCGGCGATCCTGGAGAACTGGGTGTCCCTCTGCTTATTCTTGGAGATGAACTTCACGGAGAGCGTGGTGTACAACTGGGAGAGGTTGCGGTTCACCTTCTGGATTCCGCGGACCACCCGGTTGTTCCATCCGGGGACTCCGTTGACGGACTTCGCGATGGCTGGATCGCCGTTCACCCAGATACCCTTGTCGACGCCGTTCACCTTGAGCCGGATCATATGGGCGTTGCGGTATCCCTTGTTCCCCATGATGAGGCTCAATTTGAGGCCGTTCCTTCCCTTGCGGGCCATAGGCACGTCCTTGTTCATGAGGCCGACCATCCGCTCCTCGAAGTGTTCGAGCGACTCGTCCTCATCCGGCTCTGCCACAGACCAGGTGCCGTCGTCCTCATCCTTTACGTACCAGTAATCCACCGGGGTGAGAAGAGAGTTCTTGCCGGCGTCGACTACGAACTCGTACAGTGCCCGCTTCGCCCAGTTGTTCAGACCCTGGACAATACCCATCTCCGCGATATGGCGGATGTTCGCGACGGGGTCGTCTGCCTGTGTCACGCGTCCCTTCATATTCTTAAGGACGGTGTCCTTCGTATCCCTGTTGGTCAGCATGGAGTAGGAATACTCATCCTCTGCGGTCCTTTCCTTGAATCCACGGAGAGGAACGTAGTATTCCCACAGCCTCGGCTGGCTCTCGGTTCCGTGGAAGCGCTCGTACTCGGTACGGGTGAGCAATCCGTTCTTGTAGGCGAACTCCAGGTTGAAGTCCGTACAGGCGCGGATGCGATCCCAGAGTTCCTTGATGAGTTTCTCGTCACCGAGTTCGGTTCTGAAGATGGAGATCATGTCGGAAGCCTCGGACTCCGCCTCCACCCACTCGTCCTTCTCCTTACCCATGAGGGCGGTGATTCCGGACCAGTCACGGCGGGCGTACTTCCGGTTGGCCTCGGAGCGCTTCTTCTTCGCCCACTTC